AGGAACAACATCGTTGATAAATCCGCGACCAGTTTGAGCGGCTTCCCAATCTTTTGCAAATTCAGTTTTACAAACTTCAAGATTAACCTTCAAATCAGTTACAACCAAAATTGATTCATCCAAAGTCAACTCGGTAGGATCAGAGAACTCACAAGTGAAATCTTGAACCAAGTTTACGTTTGATAATTTCTTAAGAACTGCTTTGTATTTAACACCTTCTTTAAGTGTTACATAACCTTTAGCAAGAGTGTCACCACTCAATAATGCAGCGTGAATATATGGCAACGCTAATTCACCTGCATATGTAGTATTAATAGTAGGATTTGGCATTTTTTTACTTTTTAGAATTAATAATTTGATATGCGCGTGAACGTGCATCCATTGATTTAAATGGAACTTCGTTTACGCTTTGTTTTTGTGCAACTGGAGTTGACTTCTTCACGCTGTCTGTTGCAGGTGCTTTAGACATCTTCTCGATTGTTGCAGATAGTGTTTGCTTTTCAGCATTCAACGCATTGATTTTAGCTTCAAAGCCTTCAATCAATTTGCTGATAGTTGTTTCGAACTCCTCGCGAGAAACTCCATCGAAAGATGATTGCTCAACCTCTTCGATTTCGATTTCTACTTTGGGTTCTTCCTCCATAGGCTTGTCTTTTACTTCCGTGATTTTGCCTTCTACTACAACCAACATCTTTCCTTCGGCGGTTTCGTGTTCTCCGTCGGGTGCAGGGGTTGGATTACCTTCCGCATCCATTACAAAGATTTCAGAACCAATACCAAATTCAGCATCGGGTGAGTAAACTTCAGTACCATCGGCAAGCACAGCCATAGCCATTTGCTTTTGTTCTACCGCTTCCTCAACAGCTGACAAACTAATACCAAAAGATTTTAGTTTATCTGCGTACTTGGAAACGATATCGTTTACTTTACTCATAATTGTTAATAAATGATTTTGTATTAAGACGCAAAATTTCATTTTTGTTTTTACTTTTGAATATCAATCAGTCCTTGATTTGTGTTTTTAGTTTTGTTTGTTGTGTTTTAGTTCAACGAAGAAACCCCCTAAACGTAGGGGGTTCTTTGTTTGTCGGGTAAACATACACCTGCACGCGGTGTAATACATTACAACCCTTTCAACTCTCCTTCAAGTTCCTTCATTATCTTCTCAATCTCTTGCTCGGCTAAATATTCTTCGCTCATTTCGGTAAAGAATCCTTCCAAAGAAAAGCCTTTAACACTACCTTGTTTTATATCTTGCCAAACTTCGTCATTATCTACTTTCATACCAATGCACCAAGTACCATCTGGAAAGGAGAAACCAAAGTTCATTGACTTATCGTGTGCTCCTTCTTTGATCCACGATTCAACAACCACACAACCTGCTACAGGGATTTGATGTTCAAGGTTGCTATTGTGGTGCATATTGCGTTTGAGGTATTCTTGCGCAATCTTGTTAATCGTTTCCTTTGAATACTTACAATAGTAGGCTTCGCCCATTCCATTAACGCGGTAAATGAGTTGGTCGGGAATCATTACCGCACCGTACAACATCTTACGCTCACCATCTTCGATAGCCGCTTGTTTTACGTGTTGTTTTGACAATGCTACAAAGTCAACTTCAATAGCAGGATTCTCAACTAATGAGATTGCATTTACTCCTAAATATCCACTATCATCAATAGTGTATTCAATAACTTTTACTTCTTCCATTTTTATTTTATTATTCGTGATTGGTCTTTAATTTTTTGCTCCGCTTCTTGAGCTGAACTTACATTAGTTGCCAAGACATAAGTTTGCAAAGGTTGTGGTTTATTACCACCTTGATTTAAGAACGATAAATCAACCGCAGGTGCTCCACCACCTCCACCGCTACTTGTCTTTGGAGTTTCGGTTGAGAACTTACTACTATCGAAAGTGGTCTTGGCTATACGTGCTATGTTAGCCGCAGCAGTTACACCAGCAATAGCAGCAGCAACGTAACGAGTAGGCCCAACAAGTGTAGGATCAGCCAATACCGACATCACACTTTGAACACCATTAATACTCGCTTGTGCAAGTTGGAGAGATTTATTTATCTTAAATGACTTCTCTGCATTCTTTTTACTATTGGCAGGGAAAGCATCATTTAAAGCCATCAATGCACCCAACCCATCGGATGCCATTTGCAAGTCCTTTTGCCTTGCTTCGTTTTTAATTTGCTCTAACTTCTTTTGCTTTTCTTCTTCTAATACAATTAAATAATCTGCATCATCTTTATGTAACCGTGCCTTCTCCGCATATTCAAGATTTAATGCAGCAATTTGTTGAGCAGTACCACCACGAATTAAACCAACCCTCATCGCGTTCATTTCGTTAATGCGAGTTAATTCAGCATCTGCTTGAGCAATGGAGTTTAATTCTAATGCTTGGTCTAATTCTTGCTTCTTTTGGTTGTAGGCAATTTCCGCATCTAACCTTAATTGCGTTCCTTCGTTGTGCCTATCAATTTCATTTTGTAATCGTTCTAATTCAATGGCTCTTTCTTGCTCTAATACTTCACGTTGTAGTTTTAATTTAGTACGTTCATCTTTAATTTTTTCAGCATCGAATTTTTTGGCTTCTATACCAAGAGCGGCAGTGGCTTCGGCTTGTGTTTTTAACAAGTCGTTCATTTCCTTGTTCAATGCAAGGTCATTCATTTGTTGTTCCGACCTTAACCCTGCAATCTTTGCACGTACCCCATCGGCTGCCGCTAATGCTTGTGTAAGTGCAACTTGGTCATCTAATTTTTTTGTATGATTAAAGGTTGCTTCTGCTGCTTGTACTTGTGCATTTGCTGCTGCTAATTCCGCTTTTTCTTGCTTATCAAGTACATCATTTAAATCATTGTTGGCTTTAATTCTATCCGCAATAGATTTGCGTTCATCGTCTCGTATTTGCCTTAATAATTCAGCATCTCTGTCGTATTGTTCAGCAAGTCGTGCCTGTTGTGCTGCTGCTAATTTTGAATTGTTTTGAAGTTTAACAAGTTGTTCATTTGAATCCCAAACTCCTTTAGCATAGTTACCAAAAGCCTCTGCTGCCTTGGTTGCAGTTTCAGCAATTTTATCTACTGAATCATCTACACCAGTAACAATATCAACCGCTTCTTTTCCTGCATCCTTTAAAGTTTCCCAAGATTTTTCAAAGTCACCACTAAAAAATTCAGAAACTGCTTTACCAAGTAAACCCCAAGTATCAATAACGGAGTTTAATCGTTCTATTAAGTTCTCTTTAATTGCATTACCGAAATCCTTTAACGCACCAACTGGATCTTCAAATATTGCTTTGAAATAATCAACTACAACTCCTGCATTCTCGCTAACGTAATTAAATAAATCGCGAACCATATCGGCAAGTGTACCCATAGCGGTAGAAAAGAAATCTACCATTTTTTGGTTACCACCTAATGCATCCTTAACTACGTTTAACGCACTTGAAACAAGTGTAATAACCCCTAAAGATTTTGCAAGATTTGACGCAAAGGACTTAAAACTTTTTTCGCCTTTTTCGGCACTTTTCTTGGCGTTATCACCTATCTTTTTGATTTTACCCGAAGCATCATCAGCACCATCGCTTAAGTCGTTTAAATCTATGTCTACTTCTATCGTAATTCTTTTCGTTGCCATTAGAATATCAATTTAATTAGGTAAATAGTGCCTATTACTAATGACGCAAAAACTACAAAATTTAAGAACTTTGTGGTTCTATTTGACAATTTATTTTCATTACTTGGAAGGTCTTTACCCATTCCGTGTTGTAATAAATGTCTAACATTTTTGAAGGTGTCTTTTGGATTATGCATAAGTATATTGAGTATAGTTAAACTGCGCTGAAATATTGATTGTGTTGTATGGATAAGCCGTTGCATCGTCCAATACAACCGTAATTGCGAATGTACTACCAACTATATCCAAGTCGATTACGAATTTGCCATCTATATCGATTGCCGTTTCGTCTATTGTAGTGACATTCTTTAGGCTTAAAGTACCACCGCTTTGTACAATGTGTAAGTTATATTCACCGCTTACACTTGCATCAATTACAGCCCCTACTTGACCTACCATTAAACGCAATTTACCAAGCCAAACGGAATCATCTGGCATATTTATGTAAGTTGTTCCGTATGCCAACAAAGTTATCGCGGTTGTGTTGTTCGTAAAGTCACCTTTACCCCACATAGGTATTAAACCATTCTGCATTTCACCTTGGTAAGTTCCTGCGCTACCTATGGTTGCACCACCATTTATAACGTTTGCATTGTAACCCATAACAAAAACGGAATCTAAACCGCTATCCAATCGGTTACCGCTACCCAACACAATCGAGTTAATATTACCTTCACCGATAAAGTTGTTATCTGATACAACCAAAGCGGATTTAGTATTTGATTCAACACTTGAAACCCTATCAGTCGTAAGTTGTGCGCTCTTTGGTTTGCCTGTTCCATCGGAATCGCGACTAAACGCATAACATCCGCCATCTATCCAGTTGTAGTTATACACCTCACAACAAGTTTGTGTTGCACTTGCAGGATCACCATTCGCATCAACGAAAGCAACAGCACCAAGTGCGGTTATTGAGTCGGGAGTTAGTAGACAATCGGGTTCTGCCGTTACTTGTTTAATCAATGTCACCTTAACCGTGTCTTGTGTACCAACAACGTAATCACTAATTGACAAGATTCTCCAATAAGAATCTTTAATAAATATCTTATCGTTAAAATTAAAGTTGTAAATGTCCGCAAATTCAAGCGAAAAGAAAGCCTCTAAAATACGCGCATCGGGTGCGTAAATGTTTTGTATGTATTCGTTCCAATATCTTGCGTAAAGTGTCTTATATGGAATCGAACTAACTGAACACAAAGGCGTTTCTTGTCCAAAGTTCAAATCTCTACTTTGAATATCGGGAACAAAGTCCGAATAGTGGCTGAACATAAACGTTTCAACTTGGTTTATACCCGTCGTTGTATCGTTGTAAACATTGAACTTCATAGTGTCGCCAACCTTATACAAGATTCGTGGGTTAGGTGCGCTATACGCGTAATCATCACTTACAAATTTTGGTATTGCATAAGTAGTTCCATTTATGGGAACAATAGGAGTTGAACCAAAATACAACTCTACCTTGTTTTCATCCGTTGCAAAGTCGTTTTCTGGATCAATCAATTCAAGCCTACCATATACGCGGTTTCCTTGCGTGTTGTAAATGTTATTGAATAGGTCGCTACTTGCCTTATAAGTCCACGTGTTTTTACGTGCTTGATAATCATTTGTTGACATCAATGTGATGTCTTTGCTAATGTCAAGTAATGGCGTCCAATCTTTTGCTACCCCTTGCGAAATGTATTCTTGGAACGGTATAAAGTCGATTAACTTTTGATTGAACTTATTTGGAACAACCACCAAGTTGTACATCTTAAAAAGTGAATCAATGAACTCACTGCATTTCATTACAGGCGCGTTAGCCACCCAGTCGATTTCGTTACCAAATAATGGCTTACTAATCTCTTGCGCTTCAAATACGATTTCATTTATTTGAAAATCTCCTGTAAACAAATTTAATTCAGTAGTATTTATGGTATATAATACAACCTCGATTGTATCACCTTCATTTAAGAATTGATACTCATTACCAGTTTCACCAAATATCGGACTACTGACTATTGCGCTTTGCGTTCCGCTATCATCAAATGCGTAGGTTGCTATTGATCCGCTATTATTTAAAAATGTCTTTTGTCCTAATGCATTTGTTCGGATAAATTTAAAACCAAAAATGCCATAAAAGTCACCACCAAGAAAAGCAGGTTCTACTTGTAAATTGATGGAAGCGGTGATTTTATATGAACCATTGAAAGGAACTGTGTACACGTTTCCAACTACATTACCACCTGGGTCTTGCGCTTCGTTTAAAGTTGGAAAATGTGCGATTCGATAAGTAAAGTTATTTACAATTTCATTAACAAAGTCACTACTATTTATTGTAGTGGTTGTGGAATATCCATTGAGTAAAAATTTAGCAGTTTCGGGATTTCCTCCTATTTGCTGAATGGTTTGGCTTTCGCTAACCCAAGGAATATACATAAAGTCAAGTTCGCTTGTTAGCGTGTCGGAATCAGTACCTAAACTGAATCCACTCAAAGACATAATTTTGTTGAAGATGTATCGAGCAGATACGAATGGTGTTAGTTCTCCTGCCTTACAAACGCGGTCTACATTCAAAGTATTTATAGACCTACCACCCGCAATATTGTTAACCCAATTTTGACCGCGATCCGTTAAGCCAAGATAAATATCAGTTTCAGCATTGATGGTTGCTATGTTGTCATATTCAATAACAACTGGATAATCAGTTTGAAGTTGTGCACCAATGAAGTTCTTAAAGTCAGCATCCCCAATATTTTTAAAGAAGTCGATTACGTTGCCAAAGAATACAATTTCGTATTCGTGAACTTGTCCATCTTGAGTATAAACCGCTTTGAATTGAACGCTACCTTCCAAAGTTGGAATCGTATCAACAGTTATAATCGCGTTGAGTTTTCTCTTTGGATTGAAGTTGGCGAACTGATAAGTGTTTTCTTGAATGAATCCAAATATCTTTGAATTGGTTGTCGTTGCAGGAATGCGAAATGTACGCGAATAAGATCCGCGTGGGCGCAAATCCTTTATGTCCGTAAAGTTGTATTGCAGAGAGATACTCTCATTCTCGTAAAGGTCAACCAACGTAGGTACGTTGTCGCCTTGGTTGTATATTATTAAAGCAGTTTCCATTCTTTGTTATTAAGGACAATTACCAAAACCAATCGTTACATAAATGTTTCCTGTCCACGTTCCCAAACCAGAACTCCACGCGGGAAGGTTAAACCAAAAAGTGTTTACACCTGTACCCCATACACCTGTAGCAATAATTGGAGTTCCTGCGCTTTGCATATTGAACGAAGTTCTTGTTCCACCACCTGTAACAACATCACCTAAATCAATATATCCGTTTTTAATTGGTGTTGGCACGTTTGAAGTATAAGACAAACTTACATAATATGTTTGACCTGGTATAGGCATATCCCCTAAACTATTTTCAACAGTGACTCTTATATATCTTCCCGAACCCGATGCAGTAGCGACAATATTACACGCATTACCTACATTTGCACCTATAGTTAACGCTGATGAACCGCCATATTTAGCGAATACATTGTAGTATTCACAAGCCACAGGCGCAGGAATTGGGTATTGTGTTTCTGTAATATTTAACGTTTCATTATCGTTGGCAATTTGCAATCTAATGTTTTGGTTGTACTTGTGAGAGTTACGTTCTCTACGCATCAAATAGTTATTATCCTCAACTACAACAGGCACAACCGAATATCCATCGGTATTATCGTCTACCATCCACACTGATTTAGAACGAAACAAATCTCTTAAATATCTAAACTCACTCTCCGTTAACCAATCACTTGTAAGGTTCAAGAATGTTTTAACGATTGGTTCTCTTTCAGTCAATGAACGTGAATAGGCTTGTGTGCTAAATGGATTGTCAGTTGTCGCATTATTGTAGTCACCTAAATAGGTCTTGTATCGTTTGCGTTCTACATCAATACTTCTTTCGTTCTTTTTGATGAATGAGAAACTATCCCAACCACCTAACTGATTAAGCCAATACAAATGCACTGGGTTGTATTTGCAATCTTGGTCTACCCAATATCCATATTTTGCCGTTATTTCGTTATCATCAGCATCAACCCCTACAACGGTGTAGAACTTTGTATTATCAGCAGTCGATTGATCTATATAACCACCATTAACAAGATTCTTTAATCCAGTTGGCAAATGATACAACGCACCCAATACCCTTGAAAATCTTATCTTTATTGAATCTAAAACGCTATTTGATTCATCGTAAAACTCAAAATAAAAATCAGAAATATTAAAGTATGGATAATTGGTATTTATAAAAGTGCCGTCATCCGCTATAAACGAAAGTATTGAATACGCGCTATCCTCTTCGCCTGTCACATTTGAACGTGAAATCTTACGCCAATTTATTACCTCATTTTGAAGTGTCAATGGTAAGTTTAATTCAGTTGCTACCGATTCAGCGTTAAAGCCTAATGTATTATCGTACATTTGCGACAATGCCAAAGGCTTGGTATCATTCGTACCCATAACGATAAAGTTCTGTTTACCGCTACCATATACGCACATTAAATCGTATTGAACCAAATCCGTTTCATCCTCGGTAAATACACCGCCTATTTCCCAACCTTCAAAACATTGAATCATAAACGTATTGACATTTAATTCAACAGAGTTTATCGTATCGCTAATATGCATCAATACATCCGTTGTATTATATACCATTGGTGTTAACGTCAACTGATTAAACAACGTCTTAACATTGAATACACCATTTAAAGCGGCATTTGGTGCGACGTAGAACTTATACTCATTGCCTGTATTTACATCACCTACATTAAAAACATATTTAAATCCAGGTTCGGTCACATTGTCGCTATACATAGTAACCGCCACATCGTTGTTACTAAACGCAAGACCTGTAAACTCATCATTACCTTGCGCTGAAAGTCCCGTTATCTTTGTCGTTATCATACTTTAATCTTTATTATTCTTTGTGTTTGGTCTTCGATTAGAATACCTAATTCATTTGCTAAAGCCTCTGCAAATTGTGGCTCGTAAATATCAATCATTTCATCAACCGCATCGCGCCAATAGAAAAGCGGTGGAATACCCCTACGACCTATTGCCCTTGCAATGTTAAACGCAGTAGAACGAATTTTAGAAGGAGTTTGCTTTACTATTTTTCCATCTAATGCACGAACCTTAATAGGCTTTATTTTCATCCATTGAATGATTGCTTCAACTGGTGGTTGTTTTGAGTTTGGTCTTCTACCTTGTTCAACTACATCAGCGTAGTTACTCGCTTTACCTTTAGCGAAGAACTCTAACTTACTACGTTTAGCGTTGTAATAAAATGCAAGTGACTTTCTTAAGTTATCACTCGCCACCGCTCTGCGTTTCTTTCCTTTAACGGTACGATACGCGCCAAGATTCTGCATTGCCTTTTCGACAACGTCAGTACCAAACTTGTTTATTAAATCGTTAAGCGGACTATTAGCCATTCACGAAAGTGTTAAACGCGGTATTACTATCTTGTATCAATAGATCAACAAAGGCATCGATTCCTTTGGTATCTAATGCAACTCTAAATCCATCGTAATCGGGAGAAGTATCGTACCCAAAAAATATATTGTGACCTATTACATTGATTACAATATATTCACCTTCATTTATTATCTCGTATCTCATTATATTGCGATTAGTTTAAATGACAAGCCATTTACTGCGCCGCCGTTTGTTGTAGCGAAATTTTGCCTTCTTATACTCAATTTATCACCTGCAGCGAATGTTACCGAATTAGATGTATTTGAATATGGAGTTGTTGTTGGTGCGCTACCTGCTGCAATGGTAATAGTCAACGCTGTATCTACACCATTTTTACGCACTGTAAATACTTGCGCGCCAGTTGCTGGTTGTGTTGTAGTATAGTGCATAGTGTACATATCACTTAATATACAAGCGTAAGGAATTATAACAGTTGCAGAAGATTCATTACCGCCATTCACAACACCTACAGCAATCCAAGAAGTCGCACTTCCAACTATGACATTACCCAAATTGAAACTGAATAAAGTAGAAGTTACTTTAGCATTTAACTGCGTTTGAATACTACTTGTAACACCACTCAAATAGCCTATCTCATTTGATGTTGTAGCCGCAACCGCTACCTTACCACCACCATCACTTACAAGAGCGCGATAGTTAGTAAGATTTGAACTTGTAATAGTAGTTGCAGCGCCTGTGATTGTATCTTGTTTGGTAGATAATACGTTGCTATTCTCCCAAAGCGAAGTAGTTGAGTTGTACTTTAAGACATCATCGTTAGCAACAGATGTTATTGATACATCGTGTATCTCATTTAATTCGTAACCATTTTGCACTCTAACATACATTCTCCCCGCACTACCATTACTTGCAGTCGTGACGAAGCCAAGATATACAAGGTGATTTGGTGCTGATGGTTTGATATTAGTTACCGTTCCTGCCGTTGCACCTAAATACACCGCGTCACCATCTGCCCAAGTTGAAGTTGGAAACAAACTTAAGCCGTCTAACTGACCATTAACTATAATTAACCCCTTTTGATTTGCACCTATTGAAGTTGACAATACCATACCAACTGTTTGAGCAGATGTAGAATCTAATGTATTATATGCCAACTTAACTTTCAATCGGTCACCTTGTCCACCAAATGCGTAAACTGGCTGTCCTTTGGTTATAGTGGTGCTTTCTGCATTTGTCACATAAGCCAACAAAGTATTAGGGGCAGTACCTATAACTTGGAATCGGTTAGTAGTTGAGTTATAAACGCAAAGCATTTCCGCACCGTCTATAATGTCACCACCTATTAAAGCCCCATCATTATTTCTATACAACGGAATCGCACCAAGTGAATTGATATTCAAAGTCGCGCTTGTCGTATTGCCTATATTAAAACGAATTAGAAACGCGTCTGCATCGTTATAAGCAGTTACTCCGCTTATAGTAGTTGTGTAGGTATCCGTTCCACTTGTTGATCCGTGCGGAATACCACTACCACCCGAACCACCTGAATAAGGTTTCCAAGTGTTATCCGCCGCCAAGTAATCAGTGGATGCGCTTGGTTCGTTGGTTGTATATTGTACCTTCTTTGCCATTAGTCCCCAATGTATGGTATTTCGCAAGCGTTCCAAGTGTAGTCAACTGCCAACTCAATAGATAGTTGAACTCCAGTTAACACGTGGCTAAATTCTTCTACAAATGGCGAACCGCTTATAGGTGTTGTAAGAACTACCGATTCATCGAAGATATGCCCAAGTTCCAACATATTTACAAAGTCAGAAGCCAAAAGAATGCAATCACTGATTGCTTGTTTTTGGTACTCCGTCTTTTCGTCCTTATCACGTGGCAAATCAGCAAAGAACACATCAAAGGTGTACGAAAGTTGTCCTTTATCGAAACTAACCCCAGTTGGTGTAACGTGCATCCACGGATACTCCGTTTCCTTTTCCAAATCCGCTTGGGCTATTTGTCCGTGTGTGAATCGTCTTATTAAAGCGTGTTGTTCAGCGAATTGCTGAAACTTACTTACCACGACATTATAAGTATAAAGGGAAGATGCTGTTGCCATATATATCAAAGACGCAAATGGTTACTTTTTTAGGAGTTGCTTTTGAAAAGAAAAATAATCAATTCGATATGATAAGTGAGCAAAGATTGTACTCGCTTGTGTTTCGGTTACTTGGTCGAACTTGGTCACATCCCTATCCGCTAACTCTTCGATGACGTGGAACCATCCGTATCGTTCACTTAAGTCGCTTGTTGCTTGAGCGCCTCCTCCATCATCGTTATCGCTTTCATCATCTCCGAGGTCATCGTTGTATCTAAAAACTCTAGGGAACGATTCAGTAATTCGTTTTCGATATTCGAAAAAAAAACCAACGCACCATTTGCAACTGATAACGGCATATCGTTGAAGTGATCCGCATTGGTTAAATGCTCTGCGGTGTACGGCTCAATTTTGTACTTTGTACCAATCTCGGAACTAATTGGGCGGTAAAGAATAGATAGTATCTTATTTAGATTCTTTGGGAAGTCCTTGCAATTACTTTCTAAATCCAACCATTCGCCAAACGAAATCTTGTTTACATCCGGAACAAATCCGTACGTTTTCCATTTGTGTTGGTGTTCCGCTTTGGGTTCGTCTATGGTTTCTTTGAAAAAGGCTATAACCTCTCCAATGGTTTCGGGTGATAAGTTACGCGCATCATCTTTGTTTATTTTTAAGATAGCAGATACCTGCCCAATGTCGTTTCCTTCATTGGTAATAAAGTCAACGTACTGCTTGACCGTTACTTTGGAATAGTCCTTCTCTAATTTAATCTTCGCCATTGTCAAGTTGCTGACTTAATAACTCAATCCATTCTTGAAAAAGAACGGTCATCTCTGTTGCCTTTAATCTCTTGCGTTGGGTTGGTTGCTGTAACCACATTCCAAACATTAGGCACAACCTGTAGGTGTGGTGCATATTCTCATTTCTTGCTTCTGTCATAGGTCTAAATTTACGTTGTTTTCTTTTACAATATCCAAGAATCTTTGTCGGAACTTATCAAGCGCATCTAATTGGTCACCATTCAATTCCTTTTCATTGTACTTAATCCATTTACGAAACTCATTATTCATCTCCCACATAGTAACCCATATCTTTCGAGATTGCTGAAATATCTCTAACTCTTCTCGGTCATCATCATTGAACTCGTAAATAACTTTCATAGTTTGTCACTTATTACAATTTGCACTGGCGCGTCACCTTCGCCTACAATCGTCTGTCTTGCTTGTTTAGGCTTGAAGTATTCAAGTGTCTTTAAGTACAACTCGGATGCTATCATCTTGTCTTGGTCATCGCGTGAACTCCACAACTTATCCAAGAACGCATTGAACTTCTCCGCCTGTTGTCCAGTGATGGATTCGCCAAGTTGTTCCCATTGTAAAGTTTTCTCTGACTTTGCGCCGTGAGGTCTTCCGTTTGGGTTTCCTGATTTACCTTTTTCAAATGCCATAACGCTTGTTTCTAATTGATATTAACAATCTTATAACTCCAATTTACTTTTAAAGTGATTGATTAACTGCTCCATCTTATGGTCGTAATACTTGGCAAAGGTCAAGAACCCTTCTTTGTCTTGTTCCCATAACTTATACAGCACGTTCCTCAATCGTTGACCATTGGACTTCCTTTCTATTTCAAAGTCCGCTTTAAGGTCATCTATAATCTCTCTCTCTTTAGACGCAAACTCCTCCTCTTTTAGAGCCACGTAAACAAACGAATTTTGAAGGCTGAATATTTGACCTGCCTTATCTGGTGTCAGTTCGTTTGTGCCTATTACAATAGCCGTAGTTCTATCTTTACGACTTTTGATTGATTCGATTTGTGCAGGAAGTATTATCATTTGACTTTGTTATCTATTACAAATATAAGTTATATGTATTTAATAAACTAATTCCAAAAGAAAAGAAAGAAAAAGAAAAAAGTTTAAAAAAGAAAAAGAAAGAAAAGAAAAAGCTCCCCCCACGAAAAACAAACAATCACCCGCAAAGGGGTAGTTACCTGAACCAAGCGTTGATGTATCGCAAGTTTGCCGTTTGCATCTCCCTTTGGCAATGGAGAGTAGATTGTAATTATACATAAAGAAAATGCCCCAATGATTTTATGAATTGTTGAGATTCGAAAAACCAAAGGGGCAGTACTTCATCATCTCAACACTACAAAGATGCAATAAAAAACAATGGTTGCCTTAAAAAGCAAATACTATTTATTCACTTTTAGTAAACAAATTAAACCACCATAAAGGAAAGGTTATGGCTGTAAATAGCATACCTACTATATTTTCAGTTGTGAAACGTATGGAGTGATAACGCATTAGCGTCAGGAAGAATCCAATATGTAGTAATACGGTCGTCAAATACGACATAAAACAAAAATGTAGCAGGTTCATCATTGTGCTCGTTTTCTTCTTCCACGTTTTTTGGGTTGTGGTTCGGTGATTTGTTCGGTGATGGGTTCGGTGATTAACTCCGATTCCTCTCTTTTGAGTTGGTGACCTAACTCGTCCACAATCTTATTCACGCATCCAACGCAATGACGTAGGCTTACCGCTTTACCCCCTTGGATGATTCCTTTGAGTTGACCTAATACCTTTCGTTGTTCGCCAGTTACCTTTCCGCTTTCTTTAATGACCTTAATAAGTTCCTTTGCTTCGTCTATTACGTTACTATCCACAACCGCACCCCATAACCCTGCAGGACATTCTTGCAATGCCATTCGTCCTTTGACATCCATAAAGCAGCCGCAAGGCTTAAATCGAACGCCATTCATTTCTTGCCATTCAGCAAATGGGTTAAGTTTATTTAATGGAGTGCCACAAGTTCGCGTTGTCTTATTGAATATCGGACAAGCATTGCATATCTCCATCCGTTGGGTGAACATTTCTTTATTCGTCATATTTAATAGATTTCTTTATTTCGTCTTTTGCGCGTTTAACCGTGTCATATAGATACGATACAGGGATTCCAGTTTCCTCGGATAGTTCGCGATATGAAAAATCACTCATTACATAGAGTTGGAAAACATCGCGTTCAAATGATGGAAGGCGACTTATAAGGATGTCAAGTTGTTCGTTGGTTAACCTACTACCTACCCACGTTTCTCCGTTGGCATTTATCGCAATCTCAAATTGAAATGGCTCTAAATCTTTCCAGTTCGATTGGAACTCACCTACTAACTTTTTAAAACGTGTACGTGGTCGTGTGAACTCCCATTTGAGTGAGCACATCACATAATTGTCAAGGTCACGAATATTTAAAGATGGGGATTCAAGTATATTCAATAAAGTAGAATGCAGAAGTTCATCGCCATCGTATCTACCACCTGCGATTACCTCCGCAAATTTGCGGTACTTATTATATTGTGCCGTTGAAATATCCATCAATTACTTTTTGAGCATCGTCAAATCCTTTACATATAGACGCGTAATAACCCTTTTTGTTTAGTTGTTTGATCCATTCCTTTTGTTCCTTACTCGCTACGCCTTTATCCACCTTCAATTCAATGAATAAGCCGTGGTATTTTTCATTGGGTTCGCAGATTTGCAAGTCGGGGAATCCTTTAACGTATCCAGTCGCCTTCATTTTGATAGCTTGTTTCATTGATGTGAACATTCCACCTGCAGAAGCGCAGTATAAAGCGGTTGGATAAGCCATCTTTAGATACTGAATAACCGCAACTTGTAATCCAGCCTCACCGCTAAACGGTTTTTTGGCACGTGGCTTCATTGAATTAACTATCTTTTGCTTCATATTTTAAGTAAATCTAAAAAAATCTTGCGTCTAAAACCCTTGCAAATCCTACAAAACACAAAATAGTTTTATTTTTTTCAAAGTTTTTCTTGACATTATGGAATTTGTGTTTAACTTTGCCAAACAAACGAACAATTTAAAAAACACAATTATGTATCAAGTAATCATTCACGAATCGGGAAATCAAGCGAAAGTATTTGAATTTCCAACACAATCACTCGCAAACGATTCAGTATTGCGCCACGCATCCGAAATGGGTTTGGAACACGACTACGACAAAGAAGGCTTTGCCTTTGCTTTCGATGGCAACATTCCATTGACATCCCCAGCCCAAAGCGAAATATACATCTTTCAAGTTATCTAACTATGGCAAAGAATCAAGACAAATGGATAGTTGAGTTGAGTTATACTGAACTAATCTTTTTGAAGACCGCAGTTGAGAACTACAACCCAAGCGGAATCTTTTTAACCGAACAAGACAAAGACACAACTTTAAAAGCCATTAACAATGCAAAGTAATTATCCAAGAAAATATATCTGCGTTCAATCCGCAAGTTATCCAACGGAGAAACTGGACTACAACCAACTCGCGCAGCACATTGCGAACTCGGTACCACGTAGCCCACTTGAAAGAATGGAAGACCTTTTAACGGAACGAACTTATGTTAGATAGAGTTAACCCACCCGATACTCCTATTGATTGGTGTAAATGTCAAAACTGCGGATCAAAGGTTGTAGAGTACGAACTGCATCAAGTTTGGTTAAGTATTGAAGATTCCGAGGACTGGTGTAAGACCTGCACGGATAACCACGCAACAATTCATCCGATACTATACCCCGAATTTTGGGCTATTGGATCAACAGATACAGAAAACAATTTAACAATTAAATAAATAATCAAAATGAAAAAAGCGAAAATTACGCACATCCAAGGCAACGGAACTTGGAACGACCTCTTTAAATTCGAGGTGACAATGGACAACAACGACACAGGAACGGTGTTCAGTAAATCACAAACCCCACCCTTCTCGGTTGGTGATGAGAAGTCCTATGAGATTACCCCAAGTGGACGCGGTCACAAGATTAAATGGATTCAAGAACAACGCGCATTCACGCCAACTTCCACAGGTGGGAACTATTCGAACAACAACTCAAAAGACAAAGAAGAAAGCATAGCACGTGCAGTAGCTCTTAAAGCCTCCGTAGATATGAACCATAGCGAAAACCCTGCGAGAGTTATTGAGGTGGCGCAGTTGTTCGAAAAGTATCTATTAACTGGTGTTGGCTTAACCGATGATGCCAAAGACAATGCGAACTCAAACGCGAAGATGGATAACGATGACCTTCCATTTTGAATGCACGAAACAATTAAAATTTTAAAACCATTATTATGAAAACACAATTAAAAGCAGTATTAGAAGTGGCAATTAAACAGCAAGAAAAACATTCTTACGATCCGCACATTGCCAAGTTATTCACCCCAATTATTGACACCATTAACGAGCAGTTAAATGAAAAGTAAATGGGAACAGTTTGTTTTCGCTTGGTTCGGGAATACCTCGAACCTTGCGAAAGCAATGAACATCAGTTTTAGCCAAGCGAAACGATGGCACGAGCAACCGATGACGATGCACGTTTGCGACATATCAAAAGTTGCAACGTTTACCAAAGTCAATATAAAAGAGGTTGTAAACATAATTTTAGAATCAGAACAACGAACAATTAAACACGAAGGAGATGAATAACAAAAAGCAAAATAGCGTGATTTTCTTAATTGAAAAAATTGCAGAAAATCAATTACAAAGAGATTTGACTATGTTCGAATGGGCAAAGATTTTTGAAGAAGCAATAGCAATGCACAAAGAGGAGATAACAGATGCTTACATTGATGGTCATAGCACTTGGGGGGAGAATACAAATGCAGAAAAATACTACAACGAAAAATTTTGAGGACAAGGCAATGAATGAATTAACGATTGTCAAGAATAAGTTGAACTATAAAACTATCTTCAAAACGTCACCTGTTGTGTTTATGTATATGGCAAACAATCGAATTATGATTAGTGACCAAGTGGCGAAGATTCTTCAGGTAGACAAAGGGGATAGAATCATTTTTGGATTTGACTTTAAAACCAAAAAGTGTTACTGCTCAAAGAGCAACGATCCATCCGCTTTTGTACTGAATAGACCGAACAACGATACTTTATCTTTCGCTTCAAAGAACTTAAGAAACAATTTTGAACAAGTATTTAAAATGCCATACACAACCTTAATACTAACAATAAACCCTAATTCGACTGGAGAATGGTTTGAACTAAAACAAATAGACAATGAGTAAGATATACACAGAGGAACAAGTAAAACAAATGATTGAGAAAAGTAGAGAAACGGGATTGACTGCCGAGTATCTTATTTTAACTTCTGAATCAATCCAACTACCAACTTATGAGGAGATAGAAAGAAAGTCATTCGAATATTCAACAGATACTGAAAGTTGGGACTTTCAAAATGGTGCTATTTGGATGAGAGATAAAATAAAAGGAGGACAAGATAATGAGTAAATTAAACGACTTTATAATTAAGTACCGCGTTAGGAATTTAAACGAACTACTTGAACTATACACCAATGAATACCAAACCGAATTGATTGAGTTAATTGAGAATGGTGACGAGTTCGATGGATACGAAAAAGATGTAATTAGCGCAGTTTGCAAATCGCACGATATTACAAATATGGAACTATGCGCACGTTCACGCGAAAGGCATATAGTTGATGCAAGGGCAAACGCATATCTATTATTGTATGCAGGAACTAAAATGACCTTATCTCAAATAGGTAAGACGATAAGAAACCAAGACCACGCAACGGTTCTGCATTCGCTAAAGAAGATGGTTGATTTATACCAGTTCGATATGTCAACGCAAGTATTTATTGACGATTCTTTTTTGTATATGGCGCAAATGGGTTATAATTGCAACGAATTAAAAACTAAACTAAATGGAAAACGAAAAACTAAAGGACGAACTATACTTACTCACCTTAAGGGTAGCGTATCTCGAAGACCTCTTGAAATCCCACACGTTGAATTTAAAGACAACACGGACGACATTTCAACCCCCGACAGCGGAACAAGTGGCGGAGTATTTTTTGGAGAGAATTCCGTTTGCGTCTTCTGAAGATGCGCTTAATTTTGCAGATGTATTTATTAGCCATTACACTAACACAGGTTGGAAATACGGCAAGAACAAGATGAAAGATTGGAAAGCGGCAATGAGATCCGCTTGGGATTTAAATAAATTTGTAACAATAAAAAACAACAACAATGAGCAACTTGGTAGAGTACAAAGGTCAGCATTACAGCAGTGGCTTGACCAATGATGAAAGAGCCTATTTAGAGGCACTAAATCAAACGAAGGTATGCGAATCCACCTTACCTATGTTTAAGTCACTAATCGCAAAGGGAATCGTTATTAGTGGTATCAAACAACTTCCGTCACCAGAGGAAACGCAGATGCTATACGATACCGCACAACAGTTTTACCGATTCTTTACCATTGGTGAAATAGGTTTAGCGTTCCAACTTAACGCAGTTGGAATGGCTTGGAAACGTGTGGAACATTACGGCTTAATGTCTATTCAGTTTTTGTCCGATGTATTGAACGCGTACAAAATCCACAAGATGCAAATGAATTTAGACATTGACAGAAAGAAAGCCAAGTTGTCCATTGGTACAACAACCATAGACGATACGCCAGTTGATTTCAAAGCAATGTTTGAAAGTGATTTGAAAAGATGGAAGGAAGGACACCGTGTTGCGGTTATGTTGTTAGCCCCATCAATGATGCGAAAGTTCGAGGAACTTGGCGCGATTCATCCCGACTGTTGGAGTGATGACGAATGGAAGAAATTTAAATTTATGTCGTTCCAAAACCTATGCAGTGAAAAGGGATTGTCCAACTACGCGGTAACGAATATGAAACGTATTGAAAAGGAGAATTTCGATTTGGAAGTTAGACAAGGGATAATGCGTTTGCTTTACGCTGATATTATGGATAGTCATATATTGCAACAAAGAATCAAAGAAAAACTATGAGGCACGGATCACTCTTTAGCGGAATCGGTGGCTTTGATTTAGCAGCCGAATGGATGGGGTGGGAGAACGTGTTTCATTGCGAATGGATGCCTTTTCCCCGACAAGTATTACATTATCATTTTCCAAATTCAATAAGTTATGAAGACATCACAAAAACAGATTTCACTATTCACCGAGGAAACATTGACATCCTTACAGGGGGATTCCCTTGCCAACCATACTCATCCGCAGGAAAGCGACTTGGGAAAGAGGACGAGCGCCACCTCTGGCCGCATATGCTCCGAGCAATTCAAGAGATTAACCCAACCTACGTTGTGGGCGAAAATGTTCGTGGACTCACTAATTGGAACGGGGGAGTGGTCTTCGAAGAAGTGTGCGCTGACTTGGAAAATTGTGGGTACGAAGTACAACCGATATTACTTGCAGCAGCAAGTGTCGGTGCGCCACACCGAAGAGATCGTGTTTGGTTCATTGCTACCAACACCGACTTGTCAAGATGCGAAATGCAAAGAGAACAGTCCAAGTCAATTTCACAAGATAAACGAATTGAGTATATTAGCACGCAGGGGATTATTACCAACACCGAGCGCATTCGATTTCAAATCGGGAGTGAAACAAGAAACATACGAAAACAGAAAGAAAAGGCATTTGAAAAAAGGAGTGAATCTTCAATACCCATTGAAACAAATGGCGGCAGATTTATCTCCAATAAGTGGCAAAATTTCCCAACTCAATCCCCGATTTGTAGCGGAGATGATGGGCTTCCCACCGAATTGGACGGAATTACCTTTTCAAAGTGGCGACAAGAATCTATAAAAGGTTATGGAAATGCAATCGTACCACAAGTAGCTTATCAAATATTCAAAGTAATTCAAGAACTAGATGGAAATACAATACCACGATAAACAAATTGAAGCCTTACACGCGCTTTCAGTAGATAGTGGAATCCGTCAGCTATTATATGGCGGATCTGCTGGAAGCGGGAAGTCATTTCTTGGCTGCGATTGGCAAATAAAAAGACGATTAAAGTACGCAGGTACACGCGGTTTGATTGGTCGTGCAGAATTAAAGAAGTTGCGATTGTCTACAATGGCTACGTTCTTTGAACTTTGTGCATCGTATGGACTTGCACCTGGCAAACATTACACTTATAACGGACAAGACCACATAATTAAATGGTACAATGGTAGCGAAACGATACTAATGGACTTGGCAGATATGCCATCCGATACCGAGTTTCAAAGATTTGGTTCGATTGAAATTACTGACGCATTCGTAGACGAGGCAGGTGAAGTATCGCAAAAGTGTATTGACATATTAAGTTCACGTATGCGATATAAGTTGGTGGATGATAAGCCTAAAATTCTACTTACTTGCAACCCTCACAAAGGTTGGCTATATAGTGAGTTCTTTGATGCCAAAAGAAATAACACAATTAGAAAAGACCGCGACTTTATACAGGCATTACCAACGGATAACCCACACATTTCTCCAGTGTATCTTGAATCGTTACAACTACTTCCCGACATTGACCGCAAAAGGTTGTTAGAGGGTGATTGGGATTACGATGAAACCAAAGACCGCTTATACGAATACGATGATTTATTGCGTTGCTTTAGAGAACAACAAACGAAAGGGGATAAATACATCACAGCCGATATTGCGCGTATGGGTGACGATAGAACGGTGATTGTACTTTGGGATGGATTACACGCTGAAAAGTTTATTGTTCTAAAACACAAACCGATTAACGAAACCGTGACAATTTGTAACGAGTTGATAAGAACGCATAACGTGAAGTTGTCCAACGTGCTTGTCGATGAAGATGGTATTGGTGGTGGTGCGGTGGATTATATCCGTTGCAAGGGATTCTTGAACGGATCAAAAGCGGTACGCGATAACTATATGAACTTGAAAGCGGATTGTTATTTTAAACTTGGCGAACTAATCACCAACAACCTTATCACATTTGAACCTACTCACAAAGATACAATCGTAAAAGAGTTAGAAATGGTAAGGCGCGAGAAACTGGATAGTGATGGTAAGTTAAGAGTAACGAACAAAGAAGATTTAAAGAAGCGACACGGCTTAAGTCCTGACTTTGCTGATGCCATTATGATGAGGGCATTTTATGAATTAAAAAGAAACTTTGGTAAATATGCATTTCAGTAATATATTTGCCCAAACTAAAAACAATTATGGAACTACACAAATTGATTAAAATGAAAGCGGAAATCCACGCGCAGTACAATGGTGAACATATGGACAACACCGCTTACTTTTCATTTATGGAAGGCGCGAAGTACGCAATGGAACTAATCTCAAAACAACTTAAAGATGAAGCCTAAATTGGAATTAACAAAGGATGAAGCGGATAAACTAAAGGTATTGAATCTGCTAATGTGGACACAAGCGACATTGTACGCGAGTGATGAATGCGAAACGATTAAATGGTTCTATAATCATCAGACAAAGATGTTAATGAAACGATTAAACGAATCCATACAACGTGAACACGGCAAGACAATTAGCGCACTTTGGAACGTGGACGGTGTGACAATGCCAAGTATCACAGAACACCTTGACGAATTCACCTATGAAATGGCATCCTTTGGATATTGGATGTTACCGGAACTAATTAAATTGATTCAAGAAGCACGTACAACAGCAGAAAAAATTGATGTAATATGAAAAAACAAATAGAACAAGTAACGGAATTTAGAAAGGCTTTTAACTTGCCGTTGAATCGTGGGTACAACTTGGAAAACTGCGTACTACACGAAAGGTTAATCCAAGAGGAACTGGATGAAATGAAGATGAGTACAAATGTAGTCGACATTTCTGACGCAATAATAGACCAAATGTATTTACTATTTGGTTATGCCATTGACCTTGGAATTAGCGACAAATTAGAGGCAATGTTTGACGAAGTTCACGCGTCTAATATGAGTAAGTTGGACATTGACGGCAACCCAATTTACCGCGAAGATGGAAAGGTACTTAAAAGTGATTTGTATTTTAAGCCAAACCTAAAGGACATCATTAACCTACCAACCTATCCAAGCATATTTCAGCAAATGATTAACCAAGAAAACGAAAGATAATGAATATAACACACGATTTCGACAACTGCCAAAGTGACGTTTACAAAGAAGTAATAAGCGACCTTATAGCACGTGAGAAAATGGGGCGTATGAAGTACGGAGTAACTGTTGACAAGGCGAATCTATCCGAAAAGGAATGGATGCACCACGCTTACGAAGAAGCGTTGGACTTCGCTATCTACTTAAAACGTATAATGAACCTAAAAAAATAACGTTTAAACCTACTGAATAAAGGGTGGCTTTTTGCCACCTTTTTTTTGCTCTTAATCCCTCATTTAACCCCTCACTTAATCCCTCATTTTGCACTTTTAATTGTGCAATTTCTTTTTCGTTGTGCAATATAATGTCCCTTTGAGAGGATAAAATGCGCTGATTTAGTCCGTTTAATGACACGTAATACTCAAGCGACTTAACACCAAGAACAACAAGCCTACGTTCAACGCTTAAAGAATCCAGCGTTCTCGAATTGCTGAAGCCGTTGTATTGCTTTTGTGTATGCGCTATCAATGGCAACGCTATCAAGCAAATAAATAGTATCAATTTGTTTCTCATATATGGTCTTGGTTTTGATCCGTTCAACTTCCAACGTATCTACATATGCCTTTAATACAACAACGCTATCCAAGTGGGTTACAATTTGTACCCTACTTGGTTTAGGTTGTAATAAAAGAACACCTAAAGCAAAGCCTATACTAATAGATACGACCATTACTAATACGATAGTTCTTGACGTGAAATTCTTTTCCATTGCCCCTTGTTATTATTGCGAATCCGTGATTGTATTTTGAATATGGGTTATAGTCAGGACTTAACTCACTTAAGCAACCCACACCCCAACAAGTAATCACTTTGCCGTTAACATCGCGTTCAGTGTGTTCAGCCGTTTGGTGATGATGTCCACACATAGCATTTGCCTTTGTCTTTAAAAACAACCCACGCGCCACGTTAACCGATGGTATAAACTGCTTTCCAAATTCGTGACCGTGAAATAGTGACAAGCCACCGATGTTAATTTTGTTTTTTCCTTCCACGAACTTAATGTTGTTCTTGTCCAAGTGACAAAGCGAACTGAAATCAAACGCATCAATGTCGAAAAGTTCAGGTGCTTTAACTCTCATATAACGCCAATACCTTTCTTCGTGGTTACCTTCTTTGTAAATTATCTCTGCATTGGGGAACGTTTGACGAAGTTCATACACGAAAGTACGCATTGCATACAACTCGTCCTTGAATCGTCTTTTCTTTGGATCTTTCACAAAGTCGCTCACCATATGACAATCGAGTGCGTCACCATTCAAAATGATAGTATCAACTTGCTCATCCAATCCAGTTTGAATCGCAACCGATATAGCATCGATATCGTGGTAGGGGATGTGAATGTCAGACAATACTAATACTTTTTTGCCTTTAATGTCAACGTGATGTCTACCTTTTGCGTATGACTTTGGAAGTTTAAATGGGTTACGTGGTCTTTCTTTATCGACCATCAAAGATTTATCAGTTGGTTTGTAATTACCTACTTTACCTTCGATTCTACGCAATGCTTGTCTTGCATCTTCAACTCCAAGGAAAGTTTCAAAATGTTCTTTAGATAATTTCTTTGCAAGTGTTAGCGTAGGTGTGTTAGGGAATTTCTCGCGCACTTCACGTGCTAACTTTGTCTTTGCTTTTTCAGCCATATTAGAAAGGTTTGTATATTGTTTTACCGCCTACCTTTAACGCACGTAAAACCTGCCCCCTATTCTTGCCCTCGTTAAAACTTACGTGAACCCAGTCGGGAGAATTTTCGCTACCAAACTCCCATATGAGTTGGTCAAATATACAATTTTCTTTTATATATAAAAACAATAGTTTGTTATTTATGCCACCGAAAATATCACCATCAATATCCAACGCTTTGCCTTCGCAATGTTGTGATGTTTTACTACCACCAATTTTGCTATTTAATTCAACGGAACGAAAGCCACTACTGATTCCAATAGGCTTTCCGAAATGCTCACGCACCTTGTCGAAAATGTTAGTACAAACTAACCGCAAGTTCTTTAGTTGCGTAGCGTTTGGAATGTTAGCCAACTTTAAAGCAGTCGCTTGGTTGCTCTTTGTGACCTCTGCATAGGTTACGTATTTACTTATCTTTTCCATCGGTCATAGCATCGGTTATGTCCTCACTTTTGCGCCCTATAATCGTCTTTATCTTACTCCATAAATCCTTACCAGTTACCGATTCAATGGATTCAATAATTGATTTGAACTCGATAATGGCAACTACAGTAGCAATCAATTTAGTAATGGGGATCAATTCGCTAATGATGAATGTTTCAATTAAGAATCCACTCATTATTGCTAATTGATACAAAAGCAATTTAGTAACCGTGTCCGACATCCTACGCGACCTTATGCGTTGTCCTGTCTTAATTGCTTTCCATAGACCTACAACCAAATCAGCACTAACCAAAAAGCCGATTGTTAACATCAGCTCTTTGATTGGTAGGAATACAGCAAGCGAAGCGAACAACCAAACTTTACCTTTCAAAAACATAAACTCTTTCAACTTTTTTTAATTTTAGATTGTTGTTTTTTAAGATAAACTTTTAACATCTTTTCGTACTGCTCGCGCTTTAGTACGTAGGTGGTAGGAATTGGTTTATTGACCATCTTAATCTTTGGGTTTTATAACTATCCGAAATCAAAAAACTACTCTTGCCGTATGGGTTACGGTCAGGGAAGATATTATTATCCGTATTGTTAGTGTATTCGGGGAATAAACTTGTGTTAAAACGCAAATAGTCAACCATTCTTTTGGTGTAGAATCGTGCATTCTCTCTCGCTTTCTCCTTCAAAGATTCCATTTCACCTTTAGTAACTGGTGTTGTATCTTCGCTTTGTCTACTTACCAAGTTTCCGTTATCGTGCTTATACAACAAAGACGGATATAACTCTACCATTGTCCACCAAATGAGCAACTTTAAAATGTACTCATTCAATAGTGTTTCGTAGTCACCTGACAATGTGTTATTCGCTACATCGTCTTTTATTTTGTTGGTTAGATTAGTACCCAAAAAGTTCTGCAAGTACATATCTTGTGCAACGTAAATGCAAGGACGAATAAGATTCGGATCAACTGCATCGGTTAGAGGTGTGTATTTCTTTAACACATCTTCATTTATCAAAAGTATTTCTTGTGGGATTGCCATTTATTACAAATTTATTTAGTTAATCTACCTCCGTTTGGAAAGTCCTTCATTGGTGTTTTCGCATCGCGATAACCAACCGTTGTGTCCATTGGTGAAAAGCCTTCCGCTTCCGCTTTACGTACTGCGATTTTCATATCGTTATCCATTCCATCATTAGGCAAATAACGACCTTTCTCTTTCTTTCTCTTATAGATTGCCCTCATCCAAAAATGGTGACAATTAACTCCACCTTTAAACCTAAATAGGTTATATGTAGTTGTTCCTTGTCTTGCGAATTGACCATTCACACCAGCATCACCCATCTCAATGATATCTTCGTATCTCCAAACAATTCCACCCTTCGAAAGTCGTACCATTTCGCGACAAAACTCGCGTGAATTTTCACCTATCCAAGTTGAGTAACGATAACGAACCTTGTAAACACCTGCATCTAATTTACTTTTAGCGTCTGCATCTTCGTAACTTTCAAGACCTTGATGAACTTTCGCAAACTTTTCTTCACCATCGTAATCGGTAACTTCTTCTTCTTCGACAAGTTCCCATTCTTCTTTATCAATCAATTCACCACATTCGGCTAATCGTTTGATAAATACTTTTCCTTCCTCATCTGTAAAATCTTCTCCCGAAGAACAACAGATTTTAGAAACTTCTTTGTGTTCGTGCTTAACTTTTTTTTTTTCGGATGATTGAACTACATCCGTTGGTTGTAAGTTAACGCTACTTAAGTTGTCAAATATATTGTTAATTTGCTCGTCCGACATTGTTGGGAATGCAGTTCGACAAACCGCTTTTGCTGATTCAATAGTCAATACATTAGCGGTTGCTTGTGTTATAATTTCCAACAAAGATGAAATCTGCGCGCCATTCATTGCTTGACTTGCCACATCCGTAGTTGGTGTAGGTGTTCCAGTTGAATCTACAACAACATCTTCTTCGAACAAATCATTCTCAACTATCGAAACATCGGATGGAATCCCCATAGCATTAAATAGTATATCTATACCATCACAAATAATACGTTGAAATGGGTTAATAACTTGCTTTGAAAACAAACGAAATGCAGTTTTCATTTCATCAGTATTCGAACCCAAACCACCACCATCACGAACACCAAAAAGTAGTGGTGAAGTTACACGATGACTAATTAAAATCTGCTCAATAGATGGGTTAACAAGGCTCTCAAATTGCTTGTCCAAGTCACCAACTGGAAACGGTGTGAACTCAACCCCTCTATCTCTTTCTTCATTGAAGAATGTCAATACCTTACCTGCATTTTCCGCACCTTGAATTGATTGTTGCAACTGATTCTTAATCATTCGTTGCTCTTCAAGTGTAGGTATTCCGTTGTTAAATGATGCAATTAACGAAGGAAAGAATCCGTTTAAAATAAGATTAACTTGGTACTCACTATATTGACGTAGTTTTTCAATCTCATTTACTGATCCAATGTAGTCAGGCTTTGGATAATACTCACTACCAATCATCATCGAATGTTGAAATAACACTTGTTTAGGATTCTCATCTTTGGTATTTATGTCAAACATCGGAATGTAGTGAGGTGCATTTTTCTTTTTACGCATATCGTTCCAATCGCGTGAATACCACACACCTGTAACATCATCGTTATCATCAGAACAAGCCAAACGACAGTTTTCATATGGCAAGTGATTGATTTGTGCAATGGTGCTTCTATCCATTGACCAAATAACTTCCCAATAGAACCCACCTTGCAACTTCAAATCTAAAGCGGTTGCTTTTAATATCTTGTCAAGTTTCAATCTTTGAATCTCTCTAACCGCTAACGTAGTTGATGCAGTAAATTCTTTTCCTGCAATCATAAACGCAATGGAGTTAACCAATGCACCGTGTACGGGTGAGGTGTTATATAGTTCAATAAGGTATTGAGGGAAGGCATTGCCTTCTCCATAACCCACCCAACCTTTCCTATCTTCAAATTCGATAGGCTCGATTTTAACGTACTTTGCTAACTCTACTTGCGTAGCGCTAAAGCGGTTAACGATTGATTCTTTTTTATCCATTATATTCGATATCACTTGGAATGACTATATTAGGTTGGTTGTAATAATTTACAACCGTTTCGAATTGTATAAAACCACTCTTAATTTCTCCCACCACATCCCCATCCGTAGGGTCAAGGTTTGTATCCGAGTTTTGACCGTATACAATAAAGTTATACCTTCCACCATTAACAACAAGAATAGAACCATTAACTGGATCATCGTCATTTGTACTAATTGCCAAAGTCGTAATCCTATCGTTTTCGCTGATTGTAGAAGGGATAACATAGAATGTTTCTAAAGTTATTTCGTTTTGAATTACTACCAAGTAATTCGTGTAAGTTGTCGCAAATAACAAACTCCCCTCTTTAAGAGAAAGGAGGAGAGTTTGAGATGCGGTATTCGTTTGCAAGTAATTCATTGCTAAACAAATATAAGTTAAATAGTTCCAGCTTCTACATCAATACCACCAAAGTTATCGAATGGAATTGAACTATAAGACACCAAACGGTAAGCCTTGTTCTTTTCCTCTGCGGTGAATGTAATGGTATAACCATTCAAATCACCTTTGGCAACACCTGTAGCGGTTGACATAGCGGTAACTTCTGCACCGTCTACTTTACCAACCATCCAAATATTGTTGTTGTTATCCAATACAAATACAACAAGACGATTCTTTGCAATGATTTCTAATTGCTTTCTACGTGCTGCAGAAAGTTGAAAGAAAGTAGCAGTAACAGTTTGTGTATAGTAAATAGTTCCATTCTCAACACTTGAAGCCACTTCTTCAGTGAAACTTCCTGTGTGTTTTGGAAGTAAATATTGCCAAATAGTAGCAGTAGGTAAAGAGTTAATTTCTTCACTTGTAGCATCTACTACGACTCCAGTTTGGAAGTCAGCAAGTTGTTGAAGGTAGATAGCCTTAATACCACCTACGCCCTCTTTACAATCAAGTGTAAATCCTGCGGTTAATTCACAAGCCATAATATTATTTTTAAGTTGTTATTATTTACAATAAAAGGCAGGAGGCTAACCCTCCCACCTTTTTATCATAGTGAATTATTAAGAGTTTGAACCAAAAACAACGTCTTGGTATACTCCAACTTGAACTCCAACGCGGAATCTCATAGCCATACGAACCATATCAGACGCATCAGTTAAAGTCATATCAACAACCTTAACTTCAGAGAAGTCAGAATTGGCATCTACACCAACAAACAAGTTAGAAGGCTCTGCAGCAATTACAGTTCCATTTGACATACCTGGACATACATAAATGTCATATCCGTTAAACATCAAATTGAAGTCGCTTGACGCTTCAAACTGTTGCAAGTAACCTGCAGCGGCTGCAGCTTGACGGTAGAACTGTGCAGTTTGACGGTTCATATACAACTTAACAGTCGGACTTCCAACCAATGCAGGTGGCAAGTTGTTAATTACTTGATTCAAGTTAGCGATAACAGTACCAACTGCCATTGCACCTACAGTCCAAGTGAAGTTAGCGTAAGTTCCAGCAGTAGCGTTAATCTTCTTTTCGAATCCATCAAACGCTTGGTAAGAACCTGAAGCGGTGTTACCCTGCCAAATTGTGAACTCAATGTTTTGAGCAACGTTTGCAGCAGCATAACCAATCAAAAAGTCAGCAAAGTTAGCAGGAACAACATCGTTGATAAATCCGCGACCAGTTTGAGCGGCTTCCCAATCTTTTGCAAATTCAGTTTTACAAACTTCAAGATTAACCTTCAAATCAGTTACAACCAAAATTGATTCATCCAAAGTC